ACCACCATGCTGTAATCGATGGGAATTGATTGCGCCTAACCACCGATCGCATGATTCAGCATATATCGCCCCATCCATATCTGTAATGGGAATTCCAGCAGGAACTAATCGACTGGCGATAGCTTGTGCAGTCCTTTTGGAATAAGCGACAGTCTGAACATTATATTTTCGAACATACGGAGCAATATCATTTGCAACCGCTAAATCATTTATTGAATAATCATTTGACCATGTATGCAGTAAAACCAAATTAAACTTTTCTCCTGGTAATTTTTGGGTAGCAGTTAAAGCTCCAAATTTACGATCCGGACTAAGATCTAGTCCAAACCAAGTTGGCTTTTCAGGATCTAGTGGTATTGGATCTGTTTTACACAATTCCCATTTTTGTGCATCAATAGCAGAATTAATCGTATCTACCCATTGAGCTAAAACCTCAGTTCGCACAATATCAGGCGGATCATTAATAACTGCTTTTAAGTTATCTGGGTGAATTGTGATCCCCAACGATGGGTTGGCTTGAGCAAATGCAGACCAGTTAATATCGCCTGACGGAAGGGTGATAGGCGCATCCGGTTCAGCACTCCATTCAAACCAACCTATCGGGTCGTCAGAGCCAGCGCTGGCTGAAAGCGCACGCTCCCTCAATTTGTTCAGGATGATTGAGTGTTGATCACCGGCTGAACTGTAAATCCAAACTTGCGGATTTTTTGCTGCCATCATTGAATAACGCATTGATGACCAAGCATCCTCATCTTTATATTCTCTTAATTCGTCTAGATGGATTGTTTCAGGTTTAGATAAACCTCTAGCTGCATTGTTAGCAGCTTTTACAACAAATCTCCTATTGCCAAATAACTCTATTTCTTCAGCGCCATGTTGCCATCTAATTTTCTTTACTTCTTTTTCAAGTTTAGGATTCATCTCAATCAAGCTTACAATCTGTCTAAATGTTTCAAGTGATGTCGTAAGCCTATGGGCTGATGCAAGTTGCAAGCCTTCACCCCAGACAAACATGCCAGTTAAGATCCGGAGCATCATCAGCGTGGACTTGCCTTGCTGTCTAGCCATGATCAACCCAAGTTCAGAATGAGCCCAGCGACCATCCTCACGCACTTTGTGGCCATGAATACACACGAAGCGTTGCCATTCCATCAAGTTAATGCCAAGTTCGGTTGCAAGATCGATCATATCTTGACCTTTTGACGGCAAATCATTGAGTTTTGAATGAATACGCGGAGTCTGCACACCTCCTAATTCTGATTTAGGCAGATTGAGCACGATCGCTTCTTTTTCGGTCATTACGATTTCGGTTGAGTCTGTTCGTGGCTAATCGAGGTGTTTTGTGGGTTAGAAACCAACAGGGGGGTCGGTGGTGTCTTAGGCTTCACAAATAAACCCCCACCCTTTGAATAATTACATCTAGTGCAGGCTGCAACTAAATTATCCATCGTATCTAATCCACCTTTAGATCTTGGAATCAAATGATCAACAGTTGAAGCGTATTGCCCACAATAGTAGCAAGTATCCTGATCCCTAAATAACACTTTAGCTCTAATCTTGCGCCATCTATCTGTTGAACCGGTAGATCGTAAGGCTGATCTAGCCATCAATACCATCCCTTGCGTTTATGGTGAGCGAGCGCTGTGCAAGCGCATCCATTGTATCTATGATTAATATACTTTAAGCCTTGATCTATCTGTTTGATAGGATCTTTTTCTTTAGACTTTAATACTTGGAATAGACCATAAGCTGTTGATCTGGGGTTCTTGGCTTTGTAATTCCATCTTGATTCTTTATAGATTATTTCATCTAAAAGGTTTGTAAAACAAACAGAGCTCCCCCGACTAGCCAGCACCTCGCGAGCTGAGCCTTACGGGCTCGCGTTTTTGCCTTTAGGGCAAATACTTGCCTAGAGCGTATCATATGCCTCCAAATCATCTAGCATAACCGCAGGTCAGACGGCATGTCACTATCCTGAAGTCATCCTCATCTAACCAAGTGTCTGAATAACCTGCCTCACTCATACAGACTCCAATATATGTAAACCAACAGGCGGATGCACGCAATTTCGTAGTAATTTGCGCTTTTCCGGTATTTTGTAATTAGATAAATCAATACCATGGAGCAGCTGTAAATCAGGTATTTGAGCTCCTCTTATATTGTCTGATTCAAAGTCTTTTGGCTCAACTATAAAATTAGACCAAAAGTAATGCCTTTGTAAGACAAATGTTGGATTAATTAAAGGTTGATAGTATGGCTTTACATTTTCTACAACCCATTTACCTGCAAAATGATGCTTTAAGAATATAATCTCTTGATAAAGCCTCATATCTGGATATTCTGGTTTAGTTCCACGATACCTAACTTGAATATTAAACCTAAAGCTGCTGTGAGTTGGGCAAGGTGGACTACTCCAGATAAAATCAAAATTCCTATAATTGGCTAATAGATATTCGTGGGCATCTATTACAATTACTTCATCATTAGGGTATTGATCTTGATAAATAGCTGCAATTTCCGGATCAAATTCAATCGCTGTTACTAAATGGTCATTACCCCATAATTTACGATTACCGCCTAAGCCTGAATACAGATTTAGTATTTTCATTTAGTCTTACCAGCCCATCCTTCGCCCTTAAAGACTAACCCTACTGTTGAGTAGATCCTTGTCATGTCCAGCCCACACTTAGGACAATTCATACCACCATCATCCTCTTTGTAGGTTCTATGAACTGATCCATAAGTGCCGCATTCTTTACAGCTGTATTCATATGTTGGCATCATATTCTCCAATCAATAAGCAAGTATGACAGGGTTTAGCTTCAAACTGCCAAGCACCGCAACTTACACACCTGCTTATCTTTGTGTCCGGTATTCGATCAATCTGCTCAGTTATATTTTTAACTCCTACGCATCCGCAATCCATACATTGATAGACCTTAAATCCATCTGGCATGTCTATTGCATCAAGCCATAAGAACTCAGTCTTGCGAGCGCAGCCATTACACTTAAACTGGGTCACGATTTATAAGCTCATGGCATCTAAAACATGTGCCATCCTTAAACACACGATCATCACCACATGCTTCACATTTAATTATTGATTTAACCAAGTGTGCGCCATTGTCATCTAATTCAACAGTCCAACCGCTGCCATCTATAAACGCTATGTATCCCACTATTCCACCCCCTCAAAATACCAAGATCCTTTTGCAGTCATCTTTGCCCATTTAGCATGATCTTTGTTAGATCCCTTGCAAACATAGCCATAATACGGTTTGCCACCCTTGCTCACTCCCTGCTTCAAAATATGCCCATGTTCGCAAGCAGGTGGCTCTTTAGGTGTTGCACCTACTACATCAACAGCATCAGATAAAGACCATTGTTTAGGATCATCGACTTTGTTATCTACTGCAAATGAAGCTCTTAAAGCATCCTCAATTGCTGCTGATTTAGTTCCCGGCGCTCCGTATCGCCTTTCCTGTAATTTCTTTTCGTATTGATTTGGCTCTGCTATCTCAATCTTTTTCATGTCATCTTTTGTAGCCGTCTTGTCAGTGGCTTTAAGTAATGCTATTGATCTTCCATAGCTGCTGGTCGTAACATCCTCGGCAAAAAATCTTGCCATGTGTTTAGGATATTCACTCTGCCTACCTCTAGCCACATTGGTAATTGCAGGTTGAGGATCGTTAGCATCTCTAAATGCACCTGTTTGGACTACAAATATTTCATCCAATATGTTGCCATCTTTATCGGTCATAATGTGATGCTCTTGCTTAATGATGCGTAGAGATCCCATTGGAAAATTTCCCTGAAACCACTTGTTAAGACTTGCCACATCTTCATAATCATTCAGATTTATAGCCATTAACTATTCCTAAGCAGCTTGGTGTGGTGTGATTGGGAAATCAAGATATGCACTCCACAATCCAGCAATTCTTTTGTGATTATAGTACGGATGTCCATAGACACTTCCGCGCTCTTGGATCGTAGTAATGACTTCATTTAACAGATCCTCAGTTTTTGTCATAATCAAAGACCTGCTCTAACTTCATCTTTTGCACTTTAGCTTGGTGGTCTAAGCAAGACTTCCAACCAGCTGTGCGACCAGCCCAATAGCCATTTTGATAACTTTCGTCTTTTATATGTTCATAAACAAAATATAAACCTAGGCCAATCAAACAGCCTATGATAAATCCGTAACCTACTATTTCCATTTCGCTCCCTAATACCAGACGGATGTCTGATACAGAAAGTATGACTTAAAGCAAGGACACTTAGTTAGTTACTTACGGCGTGTTTTATAACGATTAGATAACGCTAAGATCCTCAAAATCGTCGATATGGTCATCAATCGTGCGTTCGTGATAATCGGTTTCACGCCCCATAAGACTTCCTGTTATAAGTAAAACTGCCATCTTTGTTTATTGGGATCATGGTTGGAGTCATATTCTTGCCATTCCACTCAAGCACAGCGATGCCCATTTGCCAATTTGCAAGTCCTTTTGTGTAAGATGCTTTGGCGCGGTTCATAAGGTTGCCCACCTCAAGCCCATAAAGGGGTCTATAAGCCCCGTAGAGCCCCTCTGAGTAGGCTGACATACCTAACCTATGGGTATGACCACAAACCACGCTCTTTCCTGCCTTTTTGGCAAGATTTAGGGCAGTCTGTCCGGCGTTAGGATTCATGTTACCTTCATCGCCATGAGCCAAGATCCAGCCCTTTTCAAATTCATAGAATTGCTTATGGAAAGTTATACCTAAATCATCGAACTGCATAAACTTGGCGTATTGCAATTCGGGAAGGCTAATCAAGCCCGGCACTTTTAATAGTGTGTTATAAAGTCTATCTGTGTGATTTGATCTGATTATGTGAGCTTCTTTGGAATGCTCGGTTAACGCCCAAAGAATATCTTGAGTTGCTTTGCGATCATCGTCAAGGGTCTGCTGATAAGCCAAAGGTGTTTTCTCAGCCCATCGGCTAATTGTTTGAAAATCGATTTCATCGCCAACGCAAAGAACACTATCAAACCTCTCTCGCTTGGCTAACTTAATTACATTCTTTACAGCTACTTCATGGTGGTATGGGATTTGTAAATCCGAAATAACCAAGTATCGCTTAATCGTCATCCTCATCTGGAGTAGGAATAGTTGGGATGATCCCTTTATCGCCTACGATCCAGTCAGGCATTGACTCAGGATTATCCATTAGATATAAAGCAACAGACTCAGAAAATCCAGCCTTTTTTGCAGCTTTGAATATCTCATGTTTTGCAATATAGAAAACCTCTAACTTAGTTAAAGGATCAGGAGTACGGCGAACTCGACGACGATTAACTTTTTTTCGTGTGGTTCGCTTTCGTGTGTTCGCCATAAGTAAAATTATCGCTTACTGATTAAGACAAACAGATCATCAACACGCTGTTGCAATTGCAAACTTTGAGTTTCTAATCTTGAAATCTGGTCTTTGATCGAGCTGCCAGAATTAGGCTTAAGCTCAGATAAATAAGATTTAATAAGAAAGCGCAGACCCACTAAGATACTTGTTGATACGGCGCATACGCCAACGGCTATGCCAACCCATTCGTTTGCTGTCATTTTTCGCTAAGACCATAATCCGCTTCACTCCCCGATTTTGGATCAATTGCTTTAACAACAGGCGCGACAATTGCGCCAAGTAATGTTGCATAGGCTGGATGAATGTCAGCCACTATTGCTAAAGCAACTGTAATTCCACTAGCTGCCACAGCTCTCAAATATGACTTAATTGCTGCTTTGTGTTTTGCGGTTAGTTTCATTTAGTTACCTTTCAGTAGTGGGATGTCGAATTTCTCGCCTGTTTGGTTTGGCTTGAAAGAAATATGGATGTGCTTATGGTGTGGGTTTATGCCTGTGTATTTTCTAAACTTCCATAACGATCTAGCACTAGCAATTTTGCCAGCGTGGATTATGTAAGATATACGCTTATCTTTTTTTGCTGTGAGTCGAAGCTGATCTGCCAAATCATAACTAATTCCTTGTTGGTCAGATAAGCCAGCGTCAATGTCGATCGCGCAAACTTCTCCGTCAGGTCTTGGGTTATGATCGGATTTTCTAGATGAATGCTTACTATCCCCGATCCATCCATCAGCTTTCCGGCTCCGACCCACAAACGCTGCATTTATTTGATCGCGTAATGTTTCAGCAGCTTTAGATAAATAAGGCTTCATTAATCAAATTATTTTTTACTTGATGTTGATTTGCCAAGATTTATGCCAGCAGGAATTTCTTT